AAATGTTCCAAAGCTCTGAGACTGTAGCCCAGAGTTAAAATATTGATTGACGCACGATTGTTGTGCCAGTCACCGGTAAAGATGCAGGTTTCACATCCTTCCTCTTTGGCTTTGGCTGTGGCCCATTTGACAAAGGCCAAACAGTCTTCGTTGTGCAAGGTACTATTGGATTTTAAGCCGAAATGTATGTCTGTGAAGACTGCGGCCTTCTTAAAAAGGTTTGTCATAGTTACACAGTATAACTGATTGTTTTGGTAAATGCAATACTAATTTGTTCAATCGTCGTAGCCACCATCACTGCTGCCGGTACTGATTTTCATACCTTGACGTGTGTAGCTTGGTGTTAAGTTGTTCATTTCTAAAATGTCATCACGTAAGTTTTGATTACGTTTTTCAATATTTAGAACACGTGTAAAACTGTTGGTAATGGCCGCTGTGTAATAGGCAAATGGATTTTGACTTTTAGATTCATCAAACTGTAGTCCAATTTGTGATAACTGTAACAATGCTTGACTACGCATTTCGTCGTTGTAGGTGTAACCACGCCAGTTGCTACGAGTGGCATAGCGTTCGCACAGCTTGATAAACATATGAGCCAATTTTGGAGTCATTTTGCCGTGATCTTTGCTGAAGTTGCCCTTGACAAAATCACCTTGCCAGTGACTACGTCCCACCAATACAGGTTCGCCCTCTTCGGTAACTGTGTAGTGTTCAAACGGCGGAAAATTAACTTTGACATATTTGGTATTGCCGGCAATGTCCAAGGTGTCATCGTCGTACTCGGAATGAGTAACAGCACCCTCTTCTTCTTCGTAGGCTTTGATAGCGGCTTTGCGGCTTTTGACATCGTCCACTGGAATATGATCCCATGTCATGACACGGAATACCACATCGGTGTCAGGCACGTCCTTGAGCTTGATTTCAAATTCGTCCATCTTGCGCTTGGTGCCGTCGGCTGTAGCTGCTTCGTGCGCCAGCTTTTGCAAACGCACAGCACGATCTTTACGTGCTTGCAAGATGTTCTTTTTGTTTATTTTTGATACTGCTGGCAAAATCATATCGTAGTCTGCGTAGGCAGGAGCAGTATAGTAGCAATAGGTATTTTTGCTTTTGTGAATTTCTTTTAGAATGTCTTTGTTGTTAAGATAGTTATGGCGCACCTCTAGTTCCTTTAAAGTTAGCACATACTAACATAATTATCTTCGCAAGGTCAACCTTTTTTAAAAAAATCTTTATATGCCCACATATTGATATCAATAAATACTGTATAACACAGGAACACTTATGCCAGTTTTACCTAACGCACCACTACCCGGTAACAGCTTAGACGGCTCATTTGGGCAACAGATCGGGCAGGCCATAAGCTCAAGCCTGTTGGGTTCTGTTGGATTGAGTTCAAGATCCAATGCAGTAAACGTGGCTGATATGTTCAAGTACAGCACCAAAACAACTGCACCTGCACCTAGATTTACCTATCCTAATGCCAATCAGGACTGGCGAGTGCGTATCAGTTTACCGGCTGGCGCAAACTATTTTTACAACGATCCCAACAACAGTTTACTGAGTCCGTTGCGTACTGAAGTCAATGGATCGGGTGGCGGTGGCGATTTTGCCTTGACCGGCATAGCCAATGCGCTATTTGGCGGATCGCAACGAGTTGGTGTAGTTTTTCCGTATACTCCACAAGTGCAGATAACTCATACTGCAAACTATTCTTCGCAAAAATTAACTCACAACAATTACGCACAATACTATTACGAAAGCAGTGAAGTGTCGGCCATTTCAATCTCGGGCGATTTTACTGTGCAAAACATCAACGAAGGTCAATACCTGTTGGCCTGTATCTATTTCTTCCGCAGCGTTACTAAAATGTTTTTTGGATCTGATCCAGCAGACCTAGTAGGTAACCCACCGCCCATAGTTTATTTGAACGGATATGGTCAATACTATTTGCCCAATGTGCCGTGTGTGGTCACCAGTTTCAGTCACACTATGCCGGCTGAAGTTGACTATATGGACATTCCTGAACCAGGCTTGCCCAATTTCAACCCACAGTTGACCGGTGCAAGATTAAACAGCACACGCTTGCCAACTACCAGTTCTATTTCAGTGTCTCTGCAACCTGTTTACAGTCGTACCGCACAGAGTCAAAACTTCAGTCTCGAAGATTTCTCCAATGGTTCATTGATCAATCCGCCTGGTGCTGGCAACCCAGCCAGTGCGTTTGGTGCAAGTCACGGTTCTCAGTATGCCAGCAACAATAAAAATGGTGGATTTATTTAATGGCCAAATATTCAAACACTAGCCCTTACAATGGTACCGGCACGTGGGGGCCATTTTTAGACATATGGGTTGGAAAAACAATTCCTGCTGCCAGCACCGATGCCAGATACGAAATTGACCCACCTTTTAACCTACGTCCCGATCTGCTGGCACACAAATTGTATGGCGACAGCAACTTGTGGTGGGTGTTTGCGGTGCGTAATCCAGATGTACTTAAAGATCCTGTTTTTAATTTTCTTGCACCCAACATCATTTACGTGCCCACTGCTACCACAATCAAAAAAGCATTGGGTTTATAAACCATGGCCGTTCAAGCTCCAATTCCCACTAGTGTAGTACCCAATCCCCTGCACAATTACGCCAGCTATACCTACACTTGGAGCCTATGGTGGTTGGATGTTGCAGACTACAATGCATTGACTGCCAGTCAAGTTGAAAGTGCTGTCACTTATCAGTTGGGGCCAAACAGCTACGTGGTCGCCGAAGATTCCGGTCTATATCCAGATCGCCGACTGCCCAGCACAGCCGGCCTAAATTATTATATTCAAGATGTTGAATTTACAACAGTAATTGGACTTAATAAAAAAAGCAAAAGTACCAACATGATTGAAGGTACGTTTACCATCATTGAACCCTACGGAGTTACCTTGATTGACAGCCTGCTGATGGCCAGTCAAACATCGTCGGGATTTCAAAATTACCTGCAACAGCCCTATATGTTAGAATTAAATTTTACCGGCTACGATGACAACGGCAATCCAATCGGTCGACAGTATGCCAACATATTTAGAAAACGTTTTCCAATAAAAATCATTGAGTGCAAAATCAGTGTTGGTACCAAGGGCACCGAATACAAACTGGGATTTGTTCCTACCGGATCCGGTGATGCACACAGCGACGAACTGCGCACTACTCCACGCAATATGTCTATTACAGCTCGAACAGTTGATGAGTTTTTCAACGGAGACCCCAATGCCAAACCGCCTACCAAAGGAGTGGCTGGCGAATTGGCAGATTTTTATCAGGCCGAAGTCACTGATGGCAAACGCACAGTAGCTGATGTTTTTAAATGGGAATTTGATCCAGAAATAGCCAAAAGCAGTATAGTGTCAGACCAGCTGACCCCATTGAGCCAAGGCAACCCCGATGGCTTTAAAAAAACTGGCGCAGTTGCTCCTGGCATTGATCTCAGCAAAAACACTTTTAACATACCAAAAGGTACTACCTACGTTGACATTATTAACAAAGTGTTGGCACAAAGCGATTGGCTAATCAACAAACAACTGGGATTGGAAAAGCCTGAAAAAAAAGAAAGCACAGAAACTTCTGTGTTTAACGCATTCAAGGTAGTGACTAAATCCACATTCCTGGCCTACGATAAAACACGCAATACCTATGGCAAACAGCTGACTTATAAAATACTACAGTATCCAACTTGGAAAACAGATCATCCTGACTTGCCACAGTTGTCGGACAGCACACCATACACAGCCAAGATTTACAACTACATATACACAGGAAAAAATACCGATATCATTGATTTTAAATTGCAGTTTGATACTACTTTTTACACGGCTGTTAACAAATATACCAAAACAAATGCAGCCACACAGGTTACAAAAAACACCAACAGCGAAGAAGTAACCAGCAAATTGCCAAGTTTTATGCCGAGCTTGAGTTTTCTTTCTCAATTTATTCCACAGCTGGCACAGATACCGTCAGCAACACCAGTTAGATATCACAGCGTGGTGGGCGACCAAAGCAACACAGTTGGTTTAAACATTATCAACAGACCAGCGGCACAACAAAGTGCCGACATATTGAAATCAGTATACAGTAATGCAGCCGGCGACATGGTCAACGTGCATTTGACTATCGTGGGCGATCCTACCTTGATCAAACAAGACGATTGGTTATATACCCCAACGCCCTCAAGCAAAACCGGATCTGGTGCTGTTTCTGCTGATTCGGTACAAGTGTCAACAGATAACAGTTTGTTGGGGCAGTTGGAAAACAGTTTGGCAACAGCAGCCACAAACATTGTGACTGGTGCAGTAAACAGTTTGATCAATGGTACTGTGAATCGATTGCTGGGCGGATTGGGAATAAAAGGTGCCGGCAACTATCTTTCATTGGGACAAGATCGATTCGCTGCACAGTATGGTCATATCAAAATGGACAGTGGAGAAGTGGTTTGCTCGCTTACTGTAAACACTCCGGTAGACATTGATATAGATATCACCAACCAAGGTCTGGTATATCCAAAGCCTGGTATGCGTACCAGTTTTTTTAGTGGACAGTACAAAATTTTAACAATAAAAAACAAATTCAGTCATGGGGTGTTCACACAGGAGTTGGACTTGGTTCGTTACAACAACAGCGATGCAGCCAAAGCATTTGGTGCAGGCAGTACTGGATCGGGCGCAGGCTCAGCATTTGGTCGAGTGGGCAGTACCATTGGCGGTGCAGTTGTTGGCGCAGTTGGCGGTGCAGTCGGCACATTACAAGACAATCTCAAAAGTTTACTGCCTACCAACGGGTCCAGTGCAGCCGGTGATGCAGCCACGTATCAACAAAAGATTGCCGAAAACGGATATGATACTGAATTGGATACTTATACTACCGACAGCCTGGGCAATACATACAAAGACGGATCGTTGTACAGAGCTGCCGAAGTTGAAGATTTCCCCGACGATGGCACAGCCGCAAGATCTGAAAAAATACCAAACGATGGATGGGGTGAGGGCACATAATGGGATCAAATCTAATACGCCGAACCGGTGCAGATCAAAGTACCAAAGCCGATGGCAAAAATTCTGGAATGACAGTGGACCCGGGTCCATACGAAGCCATAGTGGTCAGACACGTGGAAGGATCGCGTATGGGACAACTGGAAGTGTACATACCCGAGCGTGACGGCACATTCGACCCCAACGGCAAATACACTCCTGTCAGCTATGCCAGTCCATTTTACGGAACCACTTACGGAACTGATAGACAAAATTTACCCAATACTGCAGCCACAGCCGGTCAAAGTTACGGTATGTGGATGGTACCACCCGACATTGGTTGCAAAGTATTGGTCACTTTTGTGGCCGGCGACTTAGGACGCGGTTACTGGTTTGCTTGTGTGTACGATACACCAAGTCACCATATGGTTCCTGGGATGGGTCGAGCTGTTGGTAACAAAACTGCTCCTAGCACAGATGCCTTGGCTAGTAAAATATCCAGCAATACTGTGGTCCCGGTGATAGAATACAGCACCAGCGATCCCAAGGCCTTTACCAAAGATGCACTGACCAGTACTCCACGTTACCCACACGATGTACAGACTTCTATACTGCTCAATCAAGGACTTGATCGAGATAAAATACGCGGCGCTATTAGTTCTAGTAGTTTACGTGAATCGCCCAGCAATGTATACGGAATCAGCACTCCGGGTCGCAAGGCCACTGCAACCAATCAAGTGCCTGGTAAAACCCAAGAAGTTATATATCGCAAAGGCGGGCACAGCTTTGTAATGGATGACGGAGCCGCCGGAGATCCAGTCAACCCCGAAGGCACAGATCAACTGATTAGATTGCGTAGTTCAGGTGGACACCAAATTTTGATGAACGATACTGAACAAGTGCTTTACATTGCCAGCGCATCTGGGCATCAGTGGGTGGAGTTCAGTCCCAACGGACAAATCAACATTTACGCAGATCGTGGATTTAATGTACGCAGCAAAGGCACACTGAATCTACACAGTGACAAAGCAGTAAACATACAGGGAGACACAGTACATATCAGTGCCAGTGGCAAAGGTATTACTTTAGACACCGACGGCAAGATAAATCTAAATGCAATGGACAGCGCATCATTTAAATCCATTGGGCCAATGACCTTGCATTCAATGAGCACAGGATCGTTTGCGGCAGCCAATGGATTCAGCGCCAGCTCTGATGGAGAAATATCACTGAATGGCAGCAAGGTAAACTTAAACAATGGTGGCGGTGGTTCTCCATCACCGGCTACACCGCCTACAACAACCCCGCACCCAGATGTGGCATTGACCAACGGCGTATGGACCGAAGGTGACACGTTTGATTCTATCTGTACAGTGGCACCGTCACACGAACCTTGGAAGAGATCAAAATAACATGGATGCTGGAATCTTAGCTGCCAGTCGCGTAGCAGTAGCCAACCCATTACCAAATTCGTGGTTGGGTCGTGCCGACGCACCTATTGCCCCACCGGCTTGGGCCACCGGCAATAATGCATTGACATCTGCACAAATACGCAATTTGTTGGCACAGATTGCGTACGATCAAAGTGCTTGGAATTACGCCTTGATTGGTGACGACAACGAGTTGGGCCGATATCAATTTGAAACAACCATACTGGAACAGTACGGATTGTTGGCACCAGGATCCAACACAGCATACGGGTCAGGTTGTGTAAACTACCGCAACTGCTGGCGTCAGACTGCTGTTAAAAATGCCACCAATTCCTATGCAACATATCTGTACAACATTACCAATTTGAACGGATTTTTAACTAGCCCAGCTGCACAAGAGCACTTGGCTTATCAACGTTTGCTGGATTTGAACTATCAATTGGGCTTGATCAACGCCATAACTGATCAAGATACTGCTGATGTTGTAGCCGGAATGATATATGTGGCCTGGGGGTTAGGGGCAGGATCCAGCGCACACTCAACTTTGCCGATCGGAACCGGTGCCTATGCCTGGAGATATCACAACATAGGAGCCGGGCAAATCTATTACAATGCTGGCCGCTATGCTGTTACTGTTTTAGGTCAATAAATACTATTATGATTACATATCGCGGATTCAGCACAAGAAATAGCCCCAAAAAATACACGTTGACCGACTACGAGTTGGCCAAACAAGACCTCTTGAACTATTTCAACATACGCAAGGGCGAAAAACTAATGCAACCAAATTTTGGCACTATTATTTGGGATATGCTGTTTGAACCCTTGACTGAAGATACACAACAGATGATCACCGACGATATCAAACGTATTGTAACGTACGATCCTAGATTGACCATTGGGCAAGTGGCTGTGACACAGCAAGAAAATGGATTTTTGGTACAATTGACCTTGGCCTATATACCCACAGATCAAACCGACGTAATTAACCTGAATTTTAACCGCGCTTCAAACACCCTGACCACTAATTAACTGACCATATTATTTGCCCTGATAAATATTGAATACAGGGCAAAGATACAATATGGCACAAACAACACGTCAAACAAATCTATTAGTTCAGCAAGACTGGACCAAGATTTATCAGACTTTTACCAACGCAGACTTTACCAGCTACGATTTTGAAACCTTACGTAGCTCAATGATAAACTACCTCAAAGTTTATTATCCCGAGTCATTCAACGATTTCCTAGAAAGTTCAGAATATCTAGCATTGATAGATATGATTGCGTTTTTGGGTCAAAGTTTAGCTTTCCGTACTGACCTAAATGCCCGTGAAAATTTTATAGACACAGCACAGCGTCGAGACAGCATCATGAAGTTGGCTCGTATGCTCAGTTACAATCCCAAACGTGCCAACAGCTCAAATGGCCTGTTAAAAATTGAAAGCGTCAGCACAACAGAATCTATTACCGACAGCTCAGGACAAGACTTGTCCAATGCCACCATATTATGGAACGACACCACAAACGACAACTGGTTGGAACAATTTACCACAGTACTGAATTCTGCATTGATTTCCAATCAAGTGATTGGCAAACCTGGCAACACACAAACAATCAACGGTATTGAAACACAAGAATATTCCATTGGCATCAACACAAATACTTTGCCAGTGGCACAGTTCAGTACCACAGTTCGTGGCAACACTTTGAGCTTTGAAGCTGTCAGTGCAACCACAGTGGGCAAAACTTATGTGTACGAAGCGGACCCTACCACAGTAGGCAAGTTCAATATCCTGTATCGTAACGACAACAACGGCAACGGCAGCGTCAACACTGGATTTTTCTTGTATTTCAAACAGGGCACACTGAATGCCACAACATTTGATATCAAGAACAGCATACCCAACAACTATGTGAGTATTCCTGGCACCAACGTCAACAACACCGATGCTTGGCTATATAGCCTAAATACCGATCAATCGCCTAACCAATTGTGGGATCAAGTTCCAGCTTTGGGCGGAGTAAACGTGATTTACAATCAACAAGTTGACAAGAATCTTTATCAAATCAACACGCTCAACAACGATCAGGTCAACTTGGTATTTGGTGACGGCAGTTTCTCAAATATTCCGCAGGGCCTATTTAAATTTTTCTATCGCGTGTGCAACGGTTCCACCTACAGTATAACTCCGGACGATATGGCTCTAGTGACAGTGGCATTTCCTTACATCAGTGCCAAGAACTCAATTGAAACTATCACATTCACAGCCAGCTTGAAATACACAGTGACCAATGCCACAGCGGCACAAAGTCTGGCCAGCATCAAAGCCTTGGCACCTCAACAGTATTACACACAAAATCGTATGATCACTGGCGAGGATTACAACATATTTCCGTTGACCACTTTTACTGGCATACAAAAAGTCAAAGCAGTTAACCGTACCAGTTCGGGTGTGAGCCTGTACTTGGATGCCATTGATCCAACTGGCAGTTATTCAACCACAAATATTTTTGGTGATGACGGTATCATTTCTTCAAACACCAAAACACAATCAAACACCTTTGATTTCCTGACCAGCAACGACATTTACACAACCATTTACAATGATGTGATTCCCATGATCAACAGTACGGAAATGCGTAATTACTATTACAAAAATTTCCCACGTATTGACGCTGTAGACAGCCAGCAGTGGACAGCCAATACTGTGTTTACCAGCAATACTGTGGTGTCATACAACGGACAAAATTATCAAGTTACAGCCAACGTGTTTGCCGATACCTGGGCCAATGTATCCAACGTGGCAATCACATCGGTGTCGGGATTGACATTCCATCAAACATCAAACAGTACTGCAATCAGCTCAGGTACATTGACATTGGCAAATACCGTGCAGGCTGTGGGCGGATCAGCCACAGGCAATTTGCAATATGTGAATTCTGGTGCGCTGTTGCGATTTGTCGCTCCATCCAATTACCACTTCGACGCAGCTCAAACACTACAACCCGGAAATGTGGCATTGCCCACTGATTCAACACACTTGTATGCTGCTGTCTCCTCAGTAGTAGCCAGTACAGATTTAAACACCCCCAATTTGATCAAGTTGGCCACAGTGGTACCAACCGGTGCAGTCTTGGACAAAGGTGGAATAATTCCAGCTTACAAAAACGATTTTACTAACAGTTTAGTATCCACATTGGTTACACAGGTTCAGGCACACGTGAACTTTGGTTTACGTTTTAATCAATTGACACAGGCCTGGGAAAATATTTTACCAGCCGACATTGGCAACAGTTCAGATTGGCTGTTAAAGTTTGAATATCAAAACGGCTTGTACAACGTGAGTTATAAAACACTGACTTACTCGTTCTCCAGCGCCGGTCATACCAAGTTTTATTACGATCCCTTGTCAAAAGTTTACAGTAGTGCCACTGGTACCAACATCAACGACACTATTAAAATATTGAAAATTAATACTAAACCCAACTCTGATCGTATGCTAGAACGAGATCACATCTGGCAGATTTATGATTCTGTGGTTGAAGTTGACGGATACGTCAACGACTCTGTGGTCAATGTAAAAATTCCTGAAACACAAATGGAAAACGTTCCCAGCAATCCTGAGCTGTTCCAAACAGTGGCAAACACAGCCACTACTAGAGACAGCCTGTATTTCCAATACACGCACAACGCACCAAGTCGCAGTAGAATTGATCCAACCCCAATCAACATCATTGATCTTTATATCTTGACAGCAGACTATTCCAAGAGTTACATCAATTGGTTGCGAGATTTGACCGGTGTGGTTTCTGAACCAGAATTGCCAACAAGTACCAGTTTAGAATTGGCTTACAACAACCTAGATTCATTCAAAGCAATGAGCGACAGCATTGTTTACAATCCTGCCAAATTCAAACCCTTGTTTGGTGCCAAAGCAGATCCTAGCTTGCAAGCCAGATTTCAAATTGTAAAAAATCCATCGGTCAACGTGACCGACAACGAAATCAAGAGTCAAGTGGTTGCGGCCATCAACACATACTTTGACATTGCAAACTGGGACTTTGGTGACACATTTTATTTCTCAGAATTGGCTGCATACCTGCATTCAACCTTGGCGCCCAATATCAGTAGCGTATTGATTGTGCCAGCCGACAACAATTTGGTATTTGGTAACTATTTCCAAATCAACGCAGAGCCTTGGGAAATTATTACCAGCGCAGCCACAGTGGATACAATTGATATTATCACGGCTGTTACAGCAGCAAGTTTAAATCTTTCTAACTCGATAGTAGGCGGTGGTGCATAATGGCATTGATCAATACCCAAAACTTTTTACCTCAGGTATTTAGAACTACAACCAACCAACGTTTTACCGGTGCAACACTGGACCAGTTGGTACAAGACAGCGTTATTGGACCACTCAACGGATACATTGGTAGAACCTTTGCACCCACTTACAAGCTGGGTGACAACTATGTTCCTGAAACAAGTGCATTACGCAAGCAGTATCAACTGGAATCAACAGTTGTAGTAGATGACAACAACAAAAATATTTTATTTACTGCCGACTACATAGACTTATTAAACACAGTAAGTACCAACAACGGTTTTGCAAACAACCATCAGCGTTTG